ATCTCGCAGCAGGCCCTCGCGGCGGGCCTTCTCCTCCGCGATGATAGAATCCGGGTTGGCTGCCTCCTTCGCCGCGATAGACGTCTGATCCCTCTCAATCACCGACTTGATGACGTTGTCAGGCGTCCCAGGGGCAAACTCGTAGATTTGTCCGCCGACTTCGACTTCAATCATCGCACGGTCTCCAATTCCCCTGTTTTAGGATTATACCGTTTCCTCACGGTGGCGGCTTGGTCCGTAGGGACAGCAGTGATGCCGTTCCCGATGTCACCACCCATACCGAAGCCGAATTTCGCGGCGTTATCGTAGGCAGCGGCCTTTCGCGAGATCGTTGTGTAAATATCTGTGAGACGCGTCAGATTCTGCAGGAGTTGCTCCTGGCTCTGGGCCGTGTCCAGGCTACCGAGGACACTGGAGAGCAATTCCATTTCCTGCTGGCTAATCCCGCCAAGCGCACCGCCCGTTTTGCTTTCCTCACGCATCCGCTGCAGGCGGTCAAATCCGATGTTACCACGCAGGGTTTGTGTCAGGGCTTTGAGGTCATACGCGCCGCTGCCGGGGATATTAGCAAACAGCGAGCCGAGGAACCCGGTGACAGGGGCATAGGCGGGCGCAGACCTGATGGTGTCCACTGCGCGCTGGATGTCCTCCAGCACGATCTGGGCAGTCTGCCCCTTAGTTTCCGCCGCTAACGCCCCTTGCTGCTCTGCCGCTGCAATATTTCTGTCAGCCTCGCTGCCGGGGATAGGCGCGATCCGCGGCAGCCCCCGCTCGTCGATCTGGATCGACCCATCGGGGTTTCTGAGATAGACGTAGCCCTTGGGAAGGGGGCTGTATTTCGGGACATTCACCCCACCGCCCATGATGTTGCTGACGGTGGTCTGGCCTGCTCGGCGCTCCGCCATTCTCTGCTGGTGCTGCCACTCGTAGAACTGCTCCAAGGTCTTTCCCATCGCCCGTGCCTTCCGCTCATCTTCCAGCGGGTCCGGCGGCTCCAGGCCTTTCAGTTTTGCTTGCAGCAGCGCCGCGAAGATCGACTGTTGCGCTTTGGGCAGGGCGTCCATATGGGGGGCCACTTCCATGAGGCGATCGACCGGGATGTCCCCAATACTGGGCGCAGCCTGGCCCGCGTTGGCCAGGACGCCATATCCCTGCTCACCCTCGGTCGGGCCGGCCCCGAAAACACCATCCCAGGCGGTTGTGGCTCCCTTCCGTTTGGCGTCCATCTCTCGCTGTGCCGCGCGCTGCTGCAGGCCGTATGCGAGCCCCCGACCGAGGGCTGTCAGGCCCTCGCCGAGGTTGCGAGGCGATCGAGCCGACTGCTGCCGGTACGCCGCCTCCTCTGCCGCGCGTCGTTTCTGCAGGTCTGAGTAAGACAGGCCGGTGTTGCCGCCAAAAATAAATCCCACCATGGTTCAGTCCTCCAGGGCTGCGTCGTAGTTCACAGCCATCATGCCGTCCGATCCGACCCGCACAGCGTCGGGGCGCACCTTGATAACATCCTGCGCCATCAGACCGACCTGCATCGGCCCACCAGATCTATACCGGAACAGGTATAGGGGCAGTCCGTTGGCGGCAGTGCCTACGCGGCGGATGTCGGTCTTGAGCCGGCGGTCGGACGCAATCCAGGCCCCGCCCAGTTGGCCACCAAGCCCCATAAGACCGCCGACCATACTATTCCAGCTCTCCATCTTCTGCTGGTAATTGGCCTGCTGCTGCGCGTAGTTCTGGTTCACCAGCCCAGCATAGTCCACGGTCGGCGCCTGAGTGATCGGCGTGTTGACAAATTCCGGTGACTGCACCTGCGATCCGCCCAGGACCGCGCCAAGTTCGTTGAACGGCTGATTCCTGAGCGCGATCTCCTCCTGCAGTGCCGCTGCCCTCTGGGCGTTCTGAGCGTCATACAGAAAGGCGTCCGCGTTCTGCTGCCCTAGCGCCGTCTGATTGTCAAAGCCCGCCTCTCGGTAGGCGTTGTCGCCCTCAAGTTGGGCAAGGCCGGTCAACTGATTGAAGACCTGCCCCTGCGCCGAGTTCTGGAAGTTGGCGCGCTGCGCCTCCAGGCCGGCGAGCCTGCTTTGCTCCTGCCCGCCAGCCAGGATGGCCGCGATCCGCGCGTCGTTGGATTGCTGGCCAAAGTCCGACATGGCGCGAGTGTACGCCTCAGACCCGATCGCGATGCCCTGGTCGGCGAGCCGCTGCTCCAATGCCGACCGATCCCGCGCGAGTTGCGGGTTAAGCCTCGTCATCAGCGCATCCTCAACCCGCTGCCTGTCCTGGCTCCAATCAATGCCATAGGTGCGGGTAATGTCGCCCGCCTGACCGGGGATCCCGGACAGATCCGGGGAGCCTGGCGCACCCCGGAGATTGGCGGCTCTGACGGCTGCCAGATCACCACGCGCCGGCAGGGTGGACACGTCCATCGGTCGGTCTAGCAACCCGCCGAGACGCGCCACCTGATCCGCGCCTAGTTGACTGAGGTTGGTTTGCAGTCGCTGGGTGTTGTCCACGATCTGCTGGCCAGCCGGCGTGTAGTCTGTCTGGGCAGTGAATTGCGGGATGTCATACTCTTTGCCCGACAGGGGGTCGGTCCACTGATACGTCCCGGTCTGATTGTACGAGAGATTACCGTAGGGCGTGACCTGATTGGTCTGGCCTAGATACTGGTTCGCGATCGCCGTCCCGATATTGGCGGCGGTCTGCGCTGACGCGGTCTTGTTCGGATCAGGCGGCTTTGGTGCGGATGGCTTGCCCATAGGCGGTGCCTTTCTCTAGGTATTTGCGCCACGCTTCGCGCGAATAGGTGCAGATGATTTCGGCCTCATCGGGGCCGCGGAGGTCGGGGATGCGATACTGCGTTGCCCCAAGGGCATTCCAGATCCGGATCACCCGGCGGTTATGTTCGCTATGCCGCGCGACGACCATGCGGACGCCGACAACGTCAAATGGGTAGGCGAAGATTTCCCGGATGACGGCACGGGTCGTCCAGTCTCTCCGACTGCTGTAGCCGCTGAGTTCGATCAGCCCCGCGGTCGGGTTCCAGTTATGGTACACAAAACCAGCAACCAGTCGATCGTCGGGGCCCACGAACCCCAGTGCGACGGACTCATCCGCGAACCGTTCGCAGCCAGCCCACAGCCCCTGCGCCACAAACGACCGCACCTCAGACGGGCGTTCCCAGGTGGGGGTGACGCTAGGCATACACAGCGCCAACGGTATAGGTCAGGTCAAACCCGATCAGCCGCAGCGGGAGTTTATACGACGCCCCGCTGGTCACCTGGGCCTGGATCGCGAGGTTCCGCCCCTGCTTCCCGGACTGCGTCCAGCGCCGCCAGTTGACGTAATCAAGCGGGTCGTTGCCGCTCGCCCAGAGGGCGACATCCCAGAGGGCGACATCCCAGAGAGATCCGGCGTTATTGGTCACCGCGCTTGCCACAGCCGGCGGGACGGGGAAGTCTATGACGTTGTCCGCAGCGACGGAGTGCTGGGGGTTGATAGGGAATTGATGCATCCATCTCGCCTGGACGCCGTGTGCGGTTTTGTAAGATCCGGGGATGTCCAGTTCATCAAAGGCGAGAGCGAGCCGGCAGACGAATGTGGAACCTGCGTCCTGCCCCCCAACATCACCTTCGTAGACCTTGCCGTCTGTGCCGCCAAAATGGAGGCCGTCACCGAAAACTGCGATGGCGGACGCCTCCCAGCCGGTCCAGCGATACCACGCGTTGGTTGTCAAATTCATTACCCACAGGAAGGTCGCGGGCGCATTCGCCGTAACCGGCGCGACGATCAGTTCGTTTTTTTCGTCCCAGACGATCACCCGCCAGTCCACTGCCGCGCCGCCGCTCAGAACTTGCAGTCGCCAGTCACCCTCAATAGGCCGCGTCAGAGCATGTCCCGCGAGCATCGAGGCGTCGTGCTGGATCGCCGCCCGCAGCGGTATCAAGCCGGTTGTCGTCGCCACCAGCAGATCCCCGCTCACTCGCTCGTGGGCATGCGCCCCCAGGGGCTTGCCGATGTCGTAGACGCCATCCAGCGACCAGTCGGTCGAGGAGGACGGGTCGCCGCCGTGGTAGATCGCGGCCTCCCCCTCGGTCGTAACAAACACGCAGCGGTCGTCCATGCCGTCGCCGCTGTCGCTGGAGAGCGTAGCGCCGAAAAGCAAAGAGCCCCCACGGTTGAATACCGACGCGAGCGGGATCTCTGTGGCCGCGCCGCCGACCGAGTTGGTGCCGAGATACCACGCCGAGAGCGTCCCGCCTTCGATGAAGAACTGCCGATTCCGATAGAGCCAGACGTAGGACAGGTCGGACGTGGTGACGCCCGTGATGGCGATGGGCGACGACACGCCCGTGATAGCCTGCCAAGTGCTGCCGCTATAGATCTGCGGGGAATCGTCCCCGTTGACGATCGTCAGATATGTGCCGCCGCTGGTCGTGTTGTTCACCCAGGAATAGACCCCGGATGTCTGGCCGGTGATGTCCGCTGTCAGCACCGTCTCGTCGGCGGTCGCGTCGGTGAACGGTGCCACGGTCGTTGCCGCTGCTGCGAAATACTTCTCGGAGCCAGCCGCGGTGTAGGCGAACAACTGCTTCACGGCGGCGCTGCTGGTTGTGCTGACACGCCAGTTGCTGCCACCGCGCGGTTCGATCGTCTCCTGGGTGACGCGAAAATTGTCGATCAGGCGGGCTATGCCCTGCCCCTGCGTGATCATCGCCTCGTTGGTGACAAGGCCACGGATAGGCGGCGGATACGATCGGCTCTGCACCTGCGGCTGTTGCGGGCGGCGATCTCTCGCCTGGAGCCTGGCGGGCAGCACTTGCACCATTACTGCATCCCCCGATCAGCCCGGATGTCGGCAGCCAACGAGGCCTCGGCCTCCGCCATGATGTCGTCATACGGCAGCCCCTGCTGGCGTTTCCACCGCCATGCTGCGCCCAGTTCGACCAGCCGTTCGGGGACCAGTATGGTGTCGCCGTCCGCGGTTGCCTCATCCTTGCCGGATACCCACTGGCTGCTGACGTAGCGCATGACAGCGCCGTCGCTGTCCACCTGCGGAGAGAATAGCAGGCTCCCGCCCTCGACGTGGCAATAGGGTTGGGCTGTGGTTCGGATCAGCACAAAAGCCCACTCGTGAGGCTCCGTCAGGATCCGCACCGGCTGCCATGTCGCCTTGGTCAGGTAGACGGAATCAAGGGCATAATAGTCAGCCGGCAGGGTGTGGCTGCTGGTCGGCCCGGTGACGGTGTCGGTCGTCATCATCTTCTGCCAGCGAGCCCTGCGCGCGACATCCAGGCCGGCCTCGTTGATAAACCGCAGCATCTGCTCGGTCTGCCAGTCAGTGGCCGTCACCGCCGGGGCATCGACCTCCAGGCCGACATGGCGAAATGCGTTGGTCAGTACGGTCAATGCGCTCATGGAGCAGCCCCCAGGTGCAGGCGTTGATCACCATGCCGGATCAGATATGACCGCAGGTTCGCCTCTTCGATCATGGTATCGACATAGCCCCTGGCCACAGCGGCCTTTTCAAGATCCCCGGCGCTGCTGTACGCCTGGAATATCACGGCGTAAAGGTACAGTTCCGGCTCGGCTGTCAGCAGGTGATTTGTGTCATTGCTGTCGAGGCTCGGGATGCTGGCATAATAGACAATGACGTGGTCGGCGCTGGCCTTGGTGCTGACCAGCGTCGATCCCCGCACGGTGAACCCGTCAGCGCTGCCGGTCAGGACGCGATCCAGATCGAGCCGCGGAAAGATCCGATCGGAAACCCGCACTGACCGGATCTCCTCGAAATCGGAGGGCAAGGTCGCCTCACCATCCGAGTCGGTGGTCAGCGTGGTCTCCGTTTCCTGGCCGGCGAGGCGCAGGCGTTTGGAGAGATATTTCTCCGCCATGCCGACGACCATGTCGGCACGGGTAGTGAGATCCGTCACGCCCGTGCGGCGCGCGGCCTCCAGCACCAGTTCGGCATAGTCGTCGAGAGCCATCACACGGTCCCATCAAATGTTCTGAAGCCCCGGTTGTCCGAGTCGTTGAGCCACCGGCTGACGTAGGCGTCGTCGCCCTGGTCGTGAGCCTGGGCGAGACGGTCGTAGTAGACGTTCAGCGGGATTGAGGCCACGCGCCGGCCATCGCCCCATTTCGCCCCAGCGTGGTCGCTCCGATCGGCGGCGTTGTCTTTCAAAACCTGATCCACCTGATAGTCGATCCGATAGTGATTCTGCTGCCCATCGTAGTAGGACCAGACGGTGCGACCAAGAGCGAAATCGTGGCTGATCAGTTCCCAGTTGCCGTCTTTGATCCGGGCCATATTAGCCTCCGTAGCCCTCTTCGCCCGGGTAGGGATCCGCGCGCTCGGCGACACCCAGTTCCACCAGCCGGCGGGCCTCAGTGGCTGGCACCTCGACGATCGTGCCTTTCTCGCAGCGGGTGTTCTCATCGGGCCAATAGTTGCGGTGCAGCAGGACCGGCGCCAGCACTGTCGGGGCGGCGGAGGAGGGCGTGGCGGATGTCGATTCTTCCTGGCCTGGCGCGGCCTGTGTTCGGGTTTGGCGAGCCATTTGTGGCGTTCCTTTGTCAAGGTGAGAGAGGGGAGGGGACTTGAAGCCCCCCCCCCAGGTGATGCCCAGACGTGCCGGGCAAGAGGTTAGGACGATGCGGTCAGGCCGTAGATGTCGGCAACGACGCCCAGGCCCTTTTCGTTTTTGACGCACATCGTGCCTTCGCCGATGACGACGCCCTTCTCGGCGTCACCAGTGCGGGCAATATCCAGATCCTGGATGTTGCGAAGCCATTTGAACTCCAGCAGATCCCGATCAAGGATATAAACGCGGCGAGCAACTGCAGCGGACGTTGCCATCACCCGGTTGGGGATGACGGTCGTCTTGCCAAAGTCGCCCTCGTAGATGTCCGCCGTGGCAACAATCGTGTTCGGACCATTGCCCTGCGCCGCGTAACGGAAAGACGCGACGTTGCTGTCGGACATGAACGTCGTGAACACCGTCTTCGCATACGGGGACAGCACCGCATAGCGGTTGCTGCCGCCATTGTTGTAGCAGGACTGCAGAACCGTGTCGAAGAGCGCCTTCGTGAAGGCCCGCTGGGTGCCGGTCGTCTCAACGTCGGTCAGGCCATCGCCCGTGTTGAAGCCGCCAGAGGAGCCGGTCGCACCACGAGACTCGTTCGTCTCAATCCACGTCGGGAGAGAGCCGAAATAGCGAGTGCCGCTGCCCACCGTCGCGGTGTTGGAGACGATCGCGAACTCCACGTCCTTGCGGATCTCAATGCCCTTTTTAAGGCGCTGGTGTTTCCGCTTTTCGGCGCGGCCTGCGTTGTCCACCGCCTCCTGGGTGTTACTGATGATCCAGTCTTTTTTCATGATCTGGCAGTAGTTCCCGAGGCGGGTCGGCGGGGTGATTGCCGTCCACGAGGAATAGTCGTCGCCTTCCGCCTGCGCGTTGGCAGCCGGCACAGCGAGATCTTCCCGCTCCCATTCCGGGTGGATCGAATCCGCCTTTGCTTTCGGCATCATCGAATAGATCGGGGTGTCCTCCGGGGTGATCCGGCTGACAACGTCACTGAGTTCCTCGCGGTTACCAACCGCAGAACTCGTGACAAAGGTGTTGGTAATAGCAGCCATAATGGCCTCCTAGGTGGTCAGGCCCACAGGAGCGATCGGCTAGAAGTCGATCTTTAGTGCGTCCTGTATCGAGCCAGTCTGAGCGAGCCGTCGCATCGCAGTCTTGTTTGGGTCTCTGCGGCTCGGCGCGCGGCGTGGTTTGTCCCCTTTTCGAGGGGTCTCAGCCAGCCGCCGTTTGGCGTTCGTGCGGTTTTCAAGCGCACGGGCGCCGATGCGCGCCTTGTAGGCGAGGTCATGCAGTCGGGCGTCCATCACGCCGTCGATTTGCTGGGCGTCGAAGCCAAACTCCAACAGAAACTTCTTGTTCGCCTCGTGGAACGCAGACAATTTGCCTGGGTCTTTGAGGGCAGGAAGTCTCTGGATCAGTTTTTTCTCTTCCCCCTGACGCATCGCCGCCATGTCGGCTGCCGACATCTGCTGGACCTGCTGCTGGGCTTGGCCCATGCCGGCCTGGAATCCCTCCAGTTCTCGCTGGGCGGATTCCCGCAGCGCCTTATGGTACTGGTATGCAGCCGGATCTTGCTGGGCGAGGCTCAGTGGGGGTTCCGGTGGCACCAGTCCTTGCAGAAACTCATACGCGTTCTGGTATAGCGACAGCAGTGATTGCGCGCCGGTCTGGTAGCGCTGGGCAGTCTCTTGGATCTGCTCTCGCTCCTGGGCCAGCGCCTGGGTCTTCTGGGTATAGTCGGCCTGGAACATCCGCTGGTCGTGGGCCTCCCGCAGTGTCATGCGGGTGCCGTCAGGATACTCTATTTCCGCTTCCCAGGGATCCGCGTCAGAATCCTCCTCCGCCTCCTCGTCCCCGTCTTCCGCGACTGCATCGTCGTCCTCGTCGTCCTCTAGGAGGTCTTCGCCGAGGTCGTCTTCCGCTTGGTCGCCAACAGGGTCGGGCTGGCCGTCGGTAGGTTGTTCCACGTCGGGCATATCCACGTCCGCGAGGTCCGACAGGGCCTCCTCCAGGCTGCCGTATGAACGGTCCTGTCCAAAGTCGCTGCCGACTTGCTCGGCGTTCGGGACGGTTGTGTTAGGATCGTTGCGATCCATGGCTCACCTCTTTCGGTGGTAGTGTTACGCCGTCGCCTATGCGATCGACGCCTTGCGGGTGGGCTTGGTTGGCTCCGCGATCTCGGCCAACTGCTCCCGCAAAGATCTGACCACACGCACGGTTTCCATCGTGGTGCGGCGTGTTTCATCGTCTGACGGGCGCGCGAAAACGGCGGTTTCGATCGCCTGGCGCTCTATCCCGTCAAGGATTTCGTTCAGCAGGGGATGCTGCAGCAAATAATGCGCCTCACCCTGTTTTTGTGTGTCATCCATACTTGCAAGTCACCTTTCGTGACGCTATATAGGGGTGGAGGGGATCGCTCCCCCGCCAACCAACTGGAGACCAGACATGACCCGCATCGAATTGATTTCTGAACTAAACCGCCTCAATGATAAAATTGAGGCCTTGGAGTGCCAGGGTCGCATCGACGACGCGGCCAACCTCCTTGAGGCTAACCGCTGGATTATGGACTACGACCGCAGCGGCAACTGGGTTGGCCCTGTCCGCAATGAAAGCGGTCACACCCACTAGAGGAGCCCCCGATGACCCGCTGCCAGATCTGCCACCGCATGACCGACACGCCCTGCAGCACCGCCCTGGACGCGAAATACTGCGACAAGGGCAGAACCGCCCCGGAGAGCATCCAGGCGACACTGGAGCGCCTGGAGCCAGTCATAGAGAGAGCCAGGAACGTCCTGCATCAGGGCGACACAGAGACGGCAGAACGCCTCTGCCGTTACATCACCTCAGAACTTGAAAGGGTAATCTTCCAATGACCCAAGACCCCCCGTCCATCGCCCGTGTTCGATCGCAGATGGTGGCCTACAACGAGATCGAACGCATCGGACTTGAGGCGCTAGCCCAGCACTCCGCCGCGGAGTTTTCGGACCTACCAGCCGATGTCCGCTCAGACCTGCTTGCCCGCCAAGCGGAGATCCTTGCCAAGCACGGTGTGGAAAAGGACGACTTCAACACCGACCTTGACTTTATCGGGGTTGATTAGCCTCAACCCACTTCATCAGGTCGTCTAGCCATTTCTGATTGATCGGCTGCAGCACCTGACTCATCTGGAACGCACGATTGTCCCCGGCGGGTGCCGCGCCAGACAATCGGCGTTCCTCATACCATTCTGGGAACAGCAACCGCCGCGGCACCGGCTGTTGAAGCCCGCCTATGTACTGCCCAGGCATATCTGTCGGGTAGGTGGCGTGAGGCATCCCAGTGTCAGAAACATGCCTGACCGTTCCAGCAGGGTCCATGAGCGCCATAGATGTCCCGCCATACTGCTCAACGCCAGCCGGAAGGTCGCGCAACTGCGGATCTTGGATGGCGTAGCGGGCGGCGGTGACATCCGGGAAACCTCTTTCAACCCATCCCCGCCTGTCCAAGAAATCAAAGAAGGCCGCGCGCCGTGTCCCGGATTTGTCCAACCATGCTGACAACTCCGGGGATTCTATGCCGGGGAAGTCCTGGGTCAGTTTTTCAAAACCCTTCGCCGCCTTGAACCTCTTGTTGAACTCGCGAATATCCCTTTTCCGCAGTTCACCGGGGTTAAAATTACGCAACGCCACGTCTCGCGTCATGTTGGCAAAGTCGGAGCCGGTGCCGCTCATGGCCATATAAGTCCCGAGGACCGATCGACCATCGGCGGACCTCACGGCATTGGCCAGTCGCTTGGTCACGTTGGGATCCGATGCCCAGGCCCCCGTGCCGAGACCTCTCATGTAACCTTGCCCACCATCAAGGCGGATAGGCATGTTTAACAGTTCACCGTACAGTCGGGTGATCTCGCCCACATTTGTCCTGTCGCCGACCAGATTGAGTAGATAATCATATCGCATCAGGTCTTCCGGCGAGATCACTCGCGGCGGCTCATAGTCGGGCGTGGCCCGCACTGTCAGGCCTTGATCCAGCCTCTGGGGTAGGTCTGGGTCGATCTTGTATTTTGAGTAAGGCGCATCATGCAGCAATCGCCGGCCCGATGCAGCGCTCATTTGCGGGCCGTTGCTGCGGAATCGCACGATCTGCTGGTCCTCTGGAACGTCGAGGTCAAGCCATGGGTATCGCGCGTCACGCTGTGCCTTGGAATAATCCGCCCGCGTCTCCGCCAGCCGCGCATAGGCCTCACCAGTCTGGCGTTCATAGGCCTGACGCATCGCGGTCTCTTGGGCAGCACGATCGAGCGCCGGGGGGACGCCACTGCGGCGCATTTTTTCTATGCCCTTCACATATTGGGCATAAGCATCCTGTGCCGCATCCACGCTCTCAAAACCGGCTTCTCTTGCAAAATCCTCTATCGGCCTGGGTGTGGTCATGTCCTCCAAGATCTGGCGATAGACTTGGACCCCGCCATTCTCCTTGGTAAGGCCAAACATATTGCCGCCCTTGGCGAACCCCTCACGGCTTTCGATGGCGTGTCCGCTTTCATGCAAAAGCGGTTTTTTCCCAGCGTCTCCGCCTTTGGGCCGGTATTTGATAGATTCGCCGGCCTCGCCGCCATAGTATTCGCCATAACTATTCCGGGGCAGACCGCCAACCTCGACATCAATATCTGCCAGATCAGGATATGCAGCAAACAACTTGTCGTGTTCCACCACGTCGCCAAGTTTGCCGCTGCCGCCCTTTACCCTCATGCCGCTGTCGTCGATCTCAAACCGCCACTTCCCGTCAGGGCCGGCCCACCACTTCGTGGCATCATAGATCGCCTCGCGGCTTGCGCCCTTTGCCGCCATTTCCTCGGCCTGGCGCAATTTCACAAGATCGGCGGTTTTCGCCCCCTTGCCCGCTATGCTCCCAAGCAGAGCCGGGACGGCTGTAAAGGCGCTTAGGCCGGCCAATGCAGTCTGTCCCAAGGCAGAGCCGACACTCCCGACAGATGGCTCGCTTACCGCCCCCTGCCACGCCCTGGCAACGTGCGGGGCGTCATCCATCGCCCCCACCACATCACCGCCACCCGGCACCATGAAAGAGAGCGTCTTAGCCAACTGCGGCGGCTCAATATCATCGGTGGGACGCAGCGACGGCGAGGCCGCGGCCTGATAAAAGCCCTCCATGTCGTCAAGGTTATCGGTCTTCGTGGCAATTGCCAGCAAAGGCGCGATGTATTCAGCAAAGGCGCTCGGCCCTGGCTTCGCGGCGTTCGCGGGCCGCTCTCTCTGCTCGTAGGCAGCGCCTCCGGGAAAACGCCGCCCCTCCAGCAGGGCGCGCTCCCAGGCGAGCATCAATGCTCTGTCAGATGCCATCGGACTGTCCGCTCTCCAATATCGGGATCAGACTGGCGGCGCCCGTGCCGGCCAGCATGCCGCTGAGGCCGTATTTTCTGAGGATCTCGACCAGTTTGTCGTCGAAAACGACGTAGTTGCGAGACCCCTCTCCAGCAGCGCGACTGCCTTGGTCGAGGTATTTGATGCCGGGGATGCCTGACTCTTTCAAGCGCTGCGCCATTCCGGGGTCTGAAACATTGCCGACCATGCCCGCGCGGGCCAACTTTTCACCCGTGTCCTGAGACGGATCAATGCCAAGGCGCTCCGTTATGATGTCGGGGTCGCCCAATTTCTCATCCCAAAACTGGCGCTGCTTTTCCCATGCCCGCTGCTCACTCAGCGGCTTGTTCCAATCGAGGAAGTCTTCGGGGTCGGCGTTGATGTTGACCTCGTACATGCGGCCTGGAGGAACTCCGCGCTCCATGTAGGCGATTGCCTCCTCTAAGTCAGCGATTCTACTTTCATCGGCGTCACCTAAAAGCCTGCCCAATTTGGCGTTACCAAGCGAGGCTCTTAGGTCCTCAATTCCGCCTTGAATATCCCCGGCCCACGCCTGCAACTGGTCTTGCGCCAACTGTCTCGCTGTTGGACTCTTGAACTCATCAGCGGGCGGCTTTGCATAGTTGTCCCGATAAAATTTGGCCGTGTCCTCCCTCTCCGCAAAATACAGCCCATGCCCATACGCCTGCGCGCCCTCGCCCGTGCCTATCTTGCTGAGGTCGAAGCGGTCGAAATCATGCGGAGAGCCGTGGTAGGCGCGGATGGTGCGCTTGCCGGCCTTCTCCACTGCCTCACCGGCAACGTCCTTGGCGAGGCCTTTCAGCCCCTTCTTGGCAGCGTCACCGCCGCCGGGGACAATGCTCGCAAGGGCCGCTGCGCCCATCAGGCCAGCACCGCCGATGTTGCCCCAGGTGGGATCCTCCCAGGCTCTCGCCGCCATCGTGCCGGCGTCCTGCACGTCCATCGCGTCACCCACCAGGGGCGTCCACTCTGCTGCCGAGACAAGGTTGTCGATCGTGAACTCTGGCACACCCCACTTGCGAAGTTGACTGACCATGTTGCGCCGGATCACGTCATCGTGCTGGCTGTTCCGCTGCTCGGAATCGAGCCGCGCCTGGGCCGGATCGTAGGCCGCGCGGCCTTCGTTGTTCCGGTCTCGGTACTTCCCGCGCCAGTTGTCCTCGCCGGCAAGCATCCGGTCTACCATGGCACGATACAGGGCTCTGTCTTGTGTCATCGTGGCCGAGACCTCGGAATAGGGGTGAACAGGGCGGCCTGGCGCAGTGCCTCAGAAGCCATCGTAGATGCTGCCTGGGTCAGCCGGTCCTTGCGGTGGCTCCGCTTTCAAGGCCGCGTTCCGGTAGTCGAAGGCGAGCCGTTCGCGATGTTTCACCAGATCTATCTCGGCGCGCATGCGGGCGATGTTGGCATCGCTCTCCGCCTTCATGGTCTGCAACTGCGCCTTCAGTTGGGCCTCCAGTTCGCGGACCCTCAGATCCGCCTGCATCTGAGCCTGCTCCACCTGGGTGCGGCTCTGCGCCTTCATCTGCTCCAGTTGACCCTGCATCTGCAGTTTCTGCTCTTCGATGCTCGGTCCCTGGCTTTGCTGCATCGCCGCCGCGATCTCTTGCGGATCCGGCTGGGTGAAGAATGGATCCGCCGATGGGAAGCCGGCGGTTTCGACGATCTTGGCCAAGGTGTGGTACAGTTGATCGGGCTTGACCAGCGGGTTGTCCGCGCCGATCGACATGATGATCTCTTTCTGCAGGGCCAGAATGATCTGCAGCACAGACAGATCCCGCTCCCTGCTCCCAGCACCCAGGCCGACGTTGACGATACAGTCCATCCCGCTGTCCCAGAACCGGGGATCGTACTGCACCCACTCCCCGCGCAGGCGAACGGTGCGGGGCCGATCGGCGTGAGCGATGACCAGACCCAGGATGCCCCGGAAGGCCTTTCGCAGCCCCCCGTTGGACAGCGAGCGGATCATCATCTCTGCCGCCGCGATGCTGCTGTCCGCGATCAGGTTCGCCGAGGTGGCGCTCATGTTCACGAAGGACTCGGGATCGAGCCCACCGGATCTGTCGCTGACGCCAGTGCGATCGGCGCCGGCCTTATCCATCAGCGACAGCATCTGGTAGGATTCCGAGGCGACAAACGGCACCCGCGCCCACTGCACCGCCTCGTCGATGCTGGTTGCGCCGTTCGCCAGGATGATCGGCTTGCCAAGGGCCGGGTTCAGAACCGCCTCCACGCCCTTCTGCGTGAGTTTCGAGGGGTTGATTGCCGGCTGCGGACGGTTCTGCCAGTAGAGGTTATTCAGTGTCTCACGCAGCAGGGCGGTCTTGATCTTCTGGATCTCAATCAAGTCCTCGGCTAGCGACCGGCCCTCAAATGCGTGAGGCGTCCGCTCCGCGATCAGGGCTGTGTAAGGGGCCTCTTCGACCTCTTCCATGGCAAGCACCTGCCGCGCATCGCCCTGCCCTGGCTGACGATCGTGGCCGGCCTCGCCGATGCAGACCTTGTAGATCTCCGCAATGCCGTCATCGTCCATATCGAGGCGAACGTAGACCTCCCAGATCTGGACCTCTTCCATGCTCCGGGCGGTTTCCATCCGCACGTCGGTCCAGTCGTCACCCTCGCGCGCCAGAGCGTCATCTTCGTCCTCATCCGCGCGATGGTAGGTAGACAGACTGTAGACCTGATCCCGGTCGTATCCCCACTGGACCAGTTCCGACCTCGTGACGACCATCCGCTCGCCGACGATCGGGGACTCTTCGATGGTCTGAGAGCCTGGCGCGATAAGGAAAGCACCGCGCGGCACAGCCTCCAGGCGGACCTCGGTGTCGGTCCCCCGCTTCCTGACGGTGATGTCGTGGCGCTGGGCATCCGGGAACAGCGCCAGCACCTCCGGGTCGGTTTCGGGCCGGGTATCCACCGACAGGATTTCGATCGTCTCATCCGACAACAGTTGAGACAGGGCCTCATCGGACTGGTCGGTGTAGCCGAAAGTTCGCGTCTGGGTCTTCTGATAAGCGGACCATTTTAGGATCCCCGTCTTGACCAGCAGCGCATCCATGACGGCGTCATAGATCGCGTCCTCCGCACCCGACCTGGGGAGGACAACGCGGTTCACATACTCCGTCGCCTGCTCCGCCTGCTCCTCGTCGCCGGGGCCGGCGGGCTCATACTCAACGAGCCGGTCATTGCCCAAAAGGGTTCGCATGACGCTCGGCATCACATCCTTGATCGCCGTGCGGACATCCTGGCTGATGGCCGAGGACATCCCCTCCTCCGCCGGCAGGTCGTTCATTATGCCGTCATAATACAGCAGCGCCGTGTCGCGCTGGTCCTTTTGCTCGTCGGCATACTGCTCGCAGGCGTCGATCAGTTCCCACACATGGGCGGCGATCGCGCCGAAATCTTGCAGTTCCTGGGCGTCGTTGTTTTGGTCCATCAGGTCCACCACCTGTCGTCGGCATAGTCAGCCGGGATCGGCGTCATAGCCTCCAGTGCATTGCTCTTCGCCCGGATGGCGTTGATTTCAGCAAACATCGCGCGAGCCGCATTGATCTGAGCCAGATCTCCGCCAGTCCGGTTCGGCACCGGCTTTTCGGTCATCTCTAGCATCCTCGCCATCGTGTTCATCTGACGCCAGAGCGGGTATTGGCCGTCAATGCGCCGTTGTGCCTCTTTCTTTATCTTTACGCGCCCATCGGCGTCGTAGGTGTCAATATCAGCCTGCGACTTTGCTGAAATGGCCCAGCCCCAAACCCACACGCCATCCACCAGCGAGGGTGCCGCCAACCGATCCGCGACCTGCTCCCGCTCGTTGATCTCAGGCCGCGGGGCCTCCTCTACACGGTAGACATTGACGCTCGCCAGCGCCTCATCGGAACAACCAGCCCATCTCCGCATGGAAATGTTCGGATTGTCCGCCCGCCATTTCCGCTCAGAATATGGCCATTTAACCGGCTCACCATTGATCGCAAGGACGTATCTCATGCCATCTTTTCCAATTATTCCGCAAAACACAGTGTATAGGCGCGCCAAGAATCAGACCCTCCTCCGCCGAATGCACCGGGGTTTTGCGACGTGTCTGATACAATCCTGTAAGCGATGGCCGTTGTGGTCGCGCCATAACTTTTAGTAGCGCCGACAGTAACCGCTAGAGTATAATCTGTCATGGCGCTTGCTGTTACATTATCATCATCCAGATGCCCAACGGCGATATACAGATCGCCCGTTGCTGATAGATAGGGAGGGTCCGGCATACCAGAAGTTCCTGACCCACCAGTGGCGGAACTCACATATGACCCCACGCCGCCGAAAACAGCACCGGCCACGGTCAGGCCGATGCGGGCGGCGGTGGAGACGCCCGTGACATACGGATTGGCGTCACCAGCCTGGATAAAACGATAACCTAAATATGTCGCCACCGTGGAATCGCCCATATCCGACACTACGTCTGTCGGGGTAAATCCGTTCCATGTCCCTCCGCCACTGGCATTGGCGTCGGCGGTCATGGCTATGATGGCGAGATCACCCGTCGAAGCAATCGACATGATGTCGAGTGCCTCCCCGGAACTATCAAAGCCGCTTGCATCTTCTGCTGCTACCGAAACGCCACCTTTGAAGGTGATACCACCGCCACCGCCACCGCCGCCAGCCCCGACAAGACCGCCCGCACCAAGCAACCGCCTCGGCAAGATAAAACCAGCCATCAGGTGCCGTCTCCAATCAACCCGCCGTAGAGCGTAGTGCTAACCTTCCAGATCGCCACCCATGTATAACCACTCGTCGCCAACGTCGGAGCGCTCCCACCGTTGTTCGCCCACGTTATCGTAGGCCATGTGATCGTATAGGCGGAGCCATCGTCAATGCCGAGAATGATGCTTTCGCCAGCCGCCACGTTGTCGGTGAGTGACGTGATGTTGCCGGTCAGCGTGACAGTCTGCACCGTCCCTTCTGCCGGCTCCAGTTCACCCGTGACCGATCCAGACGTTTCAGTCCACGCATAGACTTGCTCGGTGACAGAGCCGTCCAGGGTCAGGTCGGTGATGGTCTTGCCTGAGAGCGTCTGCGTGGCCGTCAGCAGGGCAATCGTGTCGCCCTCGATGGCCGCTAGGCCAGCACTCACCCGCGTCAGTGTCGTGTCAGTGGCGTGACCGATATTCACCGCTGTGAACTGCGGGCTGTCGCCTGTGCCGAGGCCGAGATTGGTGCGAGCACTTGGCGCTGAACTAGCGCCTGTCCCGCCATCAGCCACCGCCACGTCGGTGCCGCCAACCTCGTAGGCGTTCAAGTCGGTAACGTCCGCCTTGGCGATGGTCAGAGTGTTGTTGGCCGTGTTGATGGTTTTGTTCGTGAGAGTGTCGGTCGTCGCCTTACCGACCAGAGTGTCGTTCGCGTCCGGGAACGTAATCACCCGCGCCGCGGTCTGCGAGAATGTGAGCGTGGTTGCCGTGCCAGTGGTCGCGCCCGATACGTCCCAGGCCACCCGCTTGGTGTTGTCGGTCTCGTCGTCGATCTCCAGGAAGTCGGCGCGCAGTTGCAGAACGGGCGTATTGCCGGCGTCCAGTCGGATCACCGTCTGATAGGCAGCGCCGTCCACGTCGTAGGCCTGCAACTGGAACTTGTCCGCTGCGCTGGTGCCGGTCTGGAGCGTCCCGCCCGTCGCGCCGGTTTGGAACGTGATGTCGCCGAGGTTTGTGAGGTTATTCCCGCCCATGGCGAGGTCATCGCCCAGGGTTTTGTTCGTGAGCGTCTGCGTGGCCGCCGCGAGTTCCGTCAGGAAATCGGCATAGTCGATCTTTCGGGAGTTGCCCGCATCGACGACGTAGAAGAAGTCGCCGCTGGCGAGCGTGACCGTCGCGGTCAGGGCTGTGAGCGCTGTATCGGCCATCAGGCGGCATCCCCCTCAAGGACGATGGCGTCGGTCGTCCCTTCAATCAGCAGTTTGTCGCTGCCGGTTTCGAGCAGCAACACAGCAGTCCCACCTGTCCCGGTGCCGCCAGCCCTGCGCCGCCATTGTTTGATGAGGGTCGTGCTGAGAGCCATCCGCCCTTAGCCCCGCATTGCCAGGATGACGTTGATGCTATCGCCACTGCCGCCGCTGGGCGTTGGGCGGATATAGAGAACAGCGGTGGAGACCTCAAACATCGCATCGCCCGTGGCCGAGATGTCGGTCCCCTGCGGATTCTTTAGGGTGAAATAGTTTGTCCCATCATTGCTGCCCTGCAACGCCACGGTCGAGCTACCCCAGGTTCCTTCCATCGTCACGGTGCCGATCGCCGGTCGCGCATGGTCAGGCGTGATCGGGTTGATGGTGTCGCCCGTCGCAATGCCGGTCCACGTCACCACGCGGGCGGTGGGCGAGATGCTGTCATATGTCGGGGTCACAGTAGCCATGGCGGGCCTCTCTTTCTATACGACCGCGCGGACCCGGTATTCGGGGATATGCACGGGGTTAGTCTGGATCATGTCGGGGAACAACTCGGTCATCGCCCAGACCAGAGCGTCGAGGCGGTCAGGTGAGCCCTCGCCCTCGTAGCCGGCAGTCGTCACCTGGGTCATCTGATTTTCCAATTCAGGGAACGCGCCGACATGGTGCGCGCGGCCCTGCTCGTAGATCGCCGCGATCGGCTCGGCGCGGACGTGTTTGCCTCTGGTTGCCCGGACCTCGATCACGTTGAGCGTCTCGCGGACGCCGCGGAGCGTGTGCTTCACCAGATCTCCGCCCTGGTTGACCTCGACCACGATGCCGTCCGCACCGTAGGTGTCGTGCAGGCCGATCGCCCTGCGCGCCCACTGCAGCGGTGTCCCGCTGATGGATCCATCCTCTAGGACGTAGGCCTCCCGGCCCTTGATGCCGACGACGAGGATCCCGTGTTCGTTCGAGTCGTCGCCGGCTGTCACCGCATGATCGACCGCGACCACGATGCGTTCCAGATCAGCCGGAACTTCGCTCACGCGATAGTCGTCGATGTCCTGCAATCGCCACAGCGCACCCGGCAGGTCGCCGAGGATCTGGCCCTCCAGTTCCTGCCGCCCCAGGCGAGTGCCGCCGTAGCGGGCCTGGATCCTGGCCAGGAACCGGGGCGCCAGGTTGCCGGCGTTGTCCATCGTCCGACCGCGGGTGACCTCGCAGATCCCCTCACGGCCTCCGACCAGCGCCTTGATCAGTTCGATCGGCCTGGGCGTTGTCGTCGCCACCACAGAGGGGTGCTTACCGAGGCGCAGGCCGAATTGCAGTTGGTCCCAGGTCTCGCGGGCGTATCGCCATTTGGCGACCTCGTCGCACCACGCGGCGTCGAACTGGGGGCCACGCAACTGATCGGGCTGGGTGGCGTTGTAGCCCAGGGCCACGGCCCCGGTGTGGAAGTCCAACCTCACCGGCTTCTTGCGATAGCGCGGCGTCTTGTCAGGCGGGAACACCGACAGGATCCCGCTGTCCCCTTCGATCATCACCTCTTCAAGATCTTTCTGGGTCTCGGCCACCAGGGCGATGCGGCGCGCGCCTGCCTCGATTTGCTCTCGGACCCATTCTGCGCCGGTTCGGGTCTTCCCGAAACCACGGCCAGCCAGGACCAGCCAGCAGTCCCACTCGCCCTCGGGCGCGATCTGTGACGGGCGGGCGTTGAACCCGCGCCAGTCATACAGCAGGGCATCGGCCTCCGCCTCGGTCAGAGAGGCAAAGAACGCGTCCTGCTCGTCCTGTGGGAGCGCCGCTATACGATCGGCTGGGCTCTGCTCACTCGGCTGATTGGTCGTCATCAGCCGGCGTGTTCTTGGCAGCCAGGGCTGTCTTCAGTTTCTCCAGGGCGGACATCGACGCGTCCACCGCCATCATATGCTCGCCGTTCGGTCCCGGCCCTTCGATCGTCTGCCGGTCGCGCCACTCAGTCGGCCTGCGATTGACCAGCCAGCGCCATGCTGCTGTCACGTCCGGGGGGACATGCTCGACCACGTCGGCCCGGATCACCCTGCCGTCGTGCTGCCAGAGTTTCTCCGACGTGTAGGTGTAGCCAACCGCTCGATGGTAGAGCGATCGCGCCACCCGTTCGTCCGATTGCTCTTTCCCGACCTTCAAGGAGTCGCAAAACTCTGGGTGCCGGTGCTTCCATCGGTGGATCGTCGAGACGTTCACGCCAAAGAAATCTGCCACCTCGTAGTCGGTCGCGCCCAACCGGCACAACTTTTCCGCCTGCTGGGCGAACTCTTCGCGATAGTCTGTCGGTCGGGCCACGGTGGGATGCCTTTTCTGCGATGGCTTCGCACTCTCCCGGGTCAGCACCTGGGAGGTAACCAACCGCCGGCAGGCCTCAACCAGTAGAGTTCCTGCCGGCGGCGGGATCTGGCGCGGGCCTCGTCTCTCGCGTGTGGGCTGGAGACCCCCCTACGAGGATGGCCGCGGATCCACCTGATCCACCTTACATGGTAAGATCCGCATATGCCGATCGGCGGGGATACGTCAACCCATCGCCACAATTTTGTCGGGAGTTCCGGTTAAGGTGGGGGGTTGACCGGAACGGTGCATATGCTCGTCGCCCTCTCGGTAATACCGCCGCCGGCTGCCCGGTGGGATCCACACGAGCCGCGTCCTGCCCTGCTGTGGAGCGAGCGTGTGGGACCAGACAAACCACGCATATGCGGTGGCGCTTGATGCCTTGGGGTCATAGCGCCCCCTCACCATCGGCACCCGCTCGACGTGCTGCGCGATGATGTTCGGCGGGTCTCGCTGGAAGATGTTTTCAAACCGCGCGATCCCCTCCATCCAGTTTGATCTGCACAGCAGGGCGAACCCGTGCCGCGGGCGGATCAGCCTGGCGCGGCGGTAGAATGCCTCGGCCAATAAAAACGGCGGGTTGGTAATGATCCAGTCGATGTCGCGATACCAGCGAGGGTTGGGGTCTTCGCCGCCCAGGAAATCATGGACCTTGTATTTCGCCTCCGGTCGGTATTTGTGGATGTCAGACTGCACAACGTGGCCGAAATACTCCTCCAGGGCGTGGCCCATATAACCTCGACCGCAGGCCGGCTCCCAGGCCGTCAGTCTCGCGACAGTGGATGCGGCCTCGCCGTGGAACAGCACATGCTCACAGAGGGCTCTCACGGCCCAAGGCGGCGTCGGGAAATCATCGCGGCTGCCGATCGGCTCTGACCGCTGGGACATCACTGCGTGGCTGGTGTTTTGCGTCATCGCCCCAGGTCCGCCTTCCGCACCAGATCTCCGCTGTCCCGCCACTCACCCAGCGTGTCTGGCTGCCGGGGTGTCTGCGTGTCTATAAACTCCGACAGGATCGTCATGCAGGTCAGGCAACCCATGGCCACGCGTCCGTCACGCCAGACAGCCGTGATGTTCTCGCGCAGACACTCGCCGCTAAACTCGGGATATGCTCCCCAGCAGAAATCTTCCCTAGGCATTTTCGACCTCCTTCACATAGGCCAGCAGGCTGTCGTCGGGGGGGTTGAGATCCGTCTGCGGCACCCAGTAGGCGGGCCGATTCTCGGCGTAGGGCGAGCCCCAATAGCGCTCTTTCATCCCGTCGCCTCCACGGATCCACCCGCGGATCGTGTAGGCGCCTCTCTCACCTGTGACCAGCACATATGGCCGGTCGCGATGATCCTCGGGGTGCAGGCGGAGATCACCGTATGGGTATATGCAGCGGCGCACCTCTATAACCCTGCTCACGTCCGCGTCACCCAGGTTGCCCTTGCCCTGCCAGTGCCGATCGAACGCCTTAGCCACGGCATATTCGGCCATCGCGCCTTCGATCGACAGTGTCCAGCCATTGTGCGGATCCGCACCGCGCCGATCACGTCTGCCCTTCTTGAGATTTTCGATTGTTCGGAGGACGCCGGCCTGTGCGGCCATCAGCATCTCGTCGTATCGGAGGACGATTGTCTGTAGTGTCATCGCGATCTATCTCCAGATATCGCGTTGGGATTTCGAGCGCGTGAGCCAGCAGCATCTGCTGAGACAGCACCCAGGATTTCGGCCCGCGGATTTCCGCGACCGTTACGACGTGACCCTTGAGAGCCCCGTCTATGATGCGGACACGATCGCCCACCTTATATTCTCGCCCGCGCGGCATGTGCCGCTGCCAGTCAGGCCGATCGACCTCAGCCCCGATCCGATCGACGAAGCCCTGGACGACGTGTCCTGGCAGGGCAGTCGGGACACCAGCCACACCGATCACCGACATGACCGGCGTCCGGTTGAGCAGATCGAGCCAGCGCTCATGGCCGCGACTGAACCCGACGAACAGCATCCTGGGCATGATCGCGTACTGCCGGCGGGTCTTAGTTTTCCGGTGTCGCGATGGGCTAATCCACCGGCTTTGCGTTGGCAGGAATGCCGGGATGTCCAGGTCTCCCAGGATCCCGTGCGCCCGCCACTCCTGCTGCGGGGCCGTCTGCCCGACATACCAATCCAGGCCGGCGTCCATCAGGCCAACGGCGGCTGAGTTGAGGGTGGTACTGACCTCGGCGCGGTCGCGAGCGGTTACCATTGCACTTTGGACTCCTGGAATACGGGCTTCCCAGACTTTCCGCCAAACATCCCCTAGACCGGCGGAGACGGTTTGCTCATCCCAGACAGGTGGGCCACCTGGGTAGAGAGCCTGGGCGTTGAAGGCCGCGCCCGCGGTCGGCCTACGGTGAAGGTCCACCGGCCTATCCCTGTAAATGTTCTGTGACCTGACGGCGGGCATCTTCCCAGCCGTGGGCCACGATCACGTCATAGCCGGCGATCTCCAACAATCCGATCACCCGCTCCTGATCCTTCGACAATCGACCGCCCGAGGTGCCTTTCATCTCCACCCAGAGAGCCAACTCCGGGATGAAAAGATCCGGCACCCCTGGCAGCACCCCCATGCGTTTCAGTTTGCTACCAGTGCGGGCGTCACGCCGCTCGCCGTTAGGGATATGCATGATGAGGTGACTGGGATAGGCCCGCCGAAACCAGTCCACGAACGCCATCTGCTCCTGGCTCTCGGACGCCTTCAGTCGCGGCATGTATCCTCCACTGCAGCCATGAAATGCCGGATGAACAGCGCGGCTACCTGGGGGACGATGGCGTTGCCGTAGGCGCGCAATTGGCCCACTCTGCCGGGTACCCCATGAGCCAGCGGGAAAAGTTCGGGTTCAGCCGGTATCCTGCGCCACTTGTGCTGCGGGAGGTCTCGGCAGAGGTGCCAGCGGGTGGCGGATCCGTTCCAATCACCAGCGGAGCCGTCTCCGACAGCCCCATCATCCCTGGCCGGGGCGAGACCTTCCCCCCCTTGATCGCATCCGTCGTCGTCGGCGTCGGCCAGCCAGCCAGGATCGCCTGATACGACAGGCTCTTCCCGCGGGTATCCTCGAACCGCTCCGCCTCGAAACTCGCACTGCTGCTCTCGCTCCGCCAGTCGCGGGCGTTGGGGGTTGTCCAGCCGGATAGCCCCCCAATAGAGCCGCTGCCTGACGTGGGGAGCGCCGACGCCCGCAGCGCACAGATCGGCGGCCCCGACCCCATAGCCC